TAATGGCAATATATACCACTTATATTTCTTAATGATACCCATATCTTTACCTTTTCTACTTGGTTTCTATGACACATTATAGCCCAACTATTCCATTCATTCAATCCATTATCGGATATTGTCTTACTAATAACATTCTACTATTAACGTTTCATTCTACTATTTTCTAACATTTATGGTTTCCATTCCGACATTTTCCAACAATCTAAAAGCGCTCAGATAACCCAAGCGCTTCATTACCTATGCTTCACTGCAACCCTTTGAATAGCTCTCAAAGCTCTCACAAATACGGTTAAACACCTTTGTAAGGTCTTTATCTTCCACGTACTTAACAACCATTGTAAAGGTGTTGTTAGCCTCGTTCCCACCGATTGTGATCTCTGTTGGCTGTTGTTCATACGTTCCGACCATATAACCGAGGATGGCGGTAGATGTTACATTGGCATGATCCATAGTTTCAAACTCATGTTTGAAAGTGAATGATTTAGCGTTGTCAGTCAATGATTTGAATGTCATGGTTGTTCTCCTTTACTTAATCAGTATAAGTTACAAAGACACTATCCTTTAGGCTTTGCACACTTACAACGTTTTTATCAATCATAAAGTCATTGATACGAGTTTCAAACTCTTTGTCTGGCTCTGGTTTAAACGCTTGAAAACCAAGTCCATTAGTTCCGTCTGGTACGAGTTCTCTTGTAAATAGTTTAATTTTCATTGTTTTTGATATCCTTTCTTAAGCGACATGATTAGTTAGAAAGTTATATTTTTCTCTAAAGTTTGTAGTTTTAGTTTTAAAGAACTTAATAGCTACAAGTAAAACTACTTGAAAAAAACCAGTAGTATCAAGGGTTTAGGGCTATTTGTAGTTTTTGTAGTTTTAGTTTTAGCAAAAGACTTTTATTTTTTACACACTATACGCACATCTATATATTATTATCTATGGTATTTAATACTACTAAAACTACAATATAGTATAAAGCCTATAATACCAACGTTTTTAGGTGTAGTTTTAGTTGTAGTTTTTGTGTAGTTTTTGTGTAGTTTTAAACTCGTTCATAGTAAGATACTGGAGTGCCACCTTTGAACAGTCTTTTTTGTGTAGGCTTTTCTCCCTTTCTCCATCCGTCATCATTATCTAAAAAATCACGTATTTTTTGAGAAATCAAGTTCTTCCCCCCTTGGTTTGGGTTTTGATTGAAAGCAAGGTAGGCGATATGATTGGGGGTTGTGAATTGGATTAGGCTATCCGTCTGTATGGCAGGATAGTCGTTATATGTTTTCATGCCACCATCCAATGGCTCTCCTAGTTGTTTTAAAACATATTGTCGTTGTTCATATTGTGAAAGACAATCCCAACCCTCAACGATTTTAAATTCATTCAGTAATTGCTTAATGATCTCTTTATCCACATCTTCGACCTTATAATTTTCTTGGATATCAGTCAGCTCATCCATTAATTGTTTAGATGGCGTAAGTGGCTCTTTCTTATCAAACCAAACTTTCGCCTCAGCAAGTACTTGTAAAAAGTAATTTTCTTCAATATCCATAGGGTGTTGCTTCACATCATTAACACCACATTCAATAGGGAAAAAACGCCTTTCTGTTCCGCTATCCTTAAGAAAAGATTTCTTGTTAGCCGTCCCAATAAAAACACAATGCCTAGGGTGTGGGGTAGCCTTACGCTCGTAAGGGTCACGATAAGTGTCACTGTCCGAAGAAATAAAACTTTTAACCGTTTCAATTTCTGCTTTTGACATTCCTTTCAGTTCCCCTAATTCAATAATGGCATTAGCTTGTATTTTTTGATAATCGCTATCACGTTTACCAAACGTTATTTCTGAATCGGTGTGATAATCTGGAAGTAATCGCTTAGTTACAGTGCTTTTCCCAGTCCCTTGCCTTTTATCAATTAAAATAGGGACAACTTCAAACTTAACTTTTTCGAGATAAACCCTAGCCATGAGCCCCGTAAGCCATACCTTAGCAATTTCTCTGTTATAAGAATTATCAGCACACCCTAATAAGTCGATAAAATAGCGTTCCCCTCTTAGTTTACCATCCCATTTTTGGCTTTCGATACGTTGCTTAATAGGGTGGTAGGTGTTCTTTTTAGCTAACGCGGTAACGGCTACTTCTATGTGTTCTTTTCGAGGTGTAAACCTATATTTTTCATCAATAAAGGCGATACAAAGGTTTGTCTGCTCGCTTGTCCATAACCCCTTTTCTTTAGACCAAGGGAGTGTTTTTGTGACTTCGATAGTTCTCTCAAATTCATTGTATTTAATACCTTTAAAGATATTGTCATGAAATTCAAAAACCTTACTGACATTGTAGGGACTGCTAGTTACATATTCTTCCCCCTCTTTGCCCTTTTTTGTTCTAAAAGCAGGTCCATAAAATGACTGTTCAACTTGTGAGAATTTGTCTTCAAACTCTTGTAGTTCTTCTTTTTCTATGGCTCGATACCTCTCTTTCTCATTTCCGAAGTTAAGATACTCCTAAAAGTCCTATCTATCTCATTGCTAGATAAAGGCTTATCAGTAACCCTATTAGCTATCATTGTCAGTTCATAGGCGGTTGGGATATCTGCCTTTACATATTTTGACAACAATAACCCTACAAACCTAGTTACCGCAACATTACGCCCACCCTCGTCACCAAAGCCATGTAATAGGGTATCTAGCACGCGCATGGTGATTGTTTTATTACCGTTTTGACGTGGTGTGTGATAGTGTGGTTTCTGACTAGCCGTAACTGTATTTGCTACGGGATAATCACGCCCTCTATTTACTATCTTTTCATAGTCAGCAGGGTCTCCAGTGGTTACTGGTAAACCTTGTAACTGCGACCATGTTAGGCTTGTACTGTCGAAAGGTAGCCCGATTTTACTTGCTATCTCTTGGACAGTCTGCCTATAGGTCTGCTCGTTCATTACGTCGCTTGGCTTTACTACAAGCCTATAACGTGGCTTTTCTTGTGTGTGCTTAATTGTTGGGTAAATGATATAAGAATAGCCATGTAAGGCGTTCTCGACAACGCTAGGAAAGTCTATGTTAGCCTCTAGCTCGTCATAGTCCAAGAAAATCAAGTCACGATAAACCAAACTAGCGTTATTGCGTTTGTAGTTGCCGTTCTCATCTTGTTTCACCATGCCAGTAATACAGTAAGGGGCTGAACTGCGCTTAAAATCGTCTATATTTGTACCTTGTGGCACTCTACTAGGTCTAAATTCAGCGATATAGTCAAAGGGGGCTTTTTTATCGAATAAATGCAAATCATTCCCAAAGCCTACACTTTCATAAATAGGCATTAAATCACCCCCTTTTTAGTTATACACGCCTAGAAAAGCTAGAATATCACTGACACGATAATATACCTTTCGCGTGTCTTCCACTGGTGGCTGATAGCGTTTAAGCCCTGCCTCTTCCCAACGTCTTAGGGTGTTGTATTTAAGCCCTAGCTCGTCCATTGCTTGCTGGGCAGTGATTAGCCCTAACTGGTGTTTATCTAGTTTAGAATAACCCTCTAGGGCTTTATCTAATACCGATATAACCCCTTGGGCAAGCTCTTTTTGGTATTCTTCGCTTAGAACTTGCATATTAGCTCCTTTCCAGTATTTTCTCGTATGCAGTCACGTCTTCGATAGACATTAGAACGTCGAGCCTTTTCTGCTCGTTCTTGACTTGGTTTTTAAGAGAATTAAGCCCCTCTAACAGTTCCTCTTTGGTTTCTGCGATATAGTAACCGCTACGAATACCAACCCTAACACCAATGATAGGAACACCATAGCGAATAACTAGGTTACTGATAGCACTATATATTAGACGAGGTGTGTAACCCGTGATAGTGGCTATCTCTCCACCAGTCGTAGCGTTAGCACATCCTTTCTTTAGAATTGCTAAGACTGCCATTTCTGCCTCTTGTAGTCTATTCCTTTTCATTTAGACCTCTTTCTTGACTACTTACAATAATTTGCCCATTCATCCACATATCAGTGGCGTCCATTAAAAACTCAAGCACACTTTCTAACTTCTTGCGGTCTTGTGGTGGGTAACAATCTAATTTATTTTCAAGGGAAAAAGCTAACATAGTGTTATAAGCCTCTTCAAGATCTAAGCCAAAGTTTTTAGCTCTTTCGGATGATAAGTTAAATTTTTCTGTCATGATATTCCTCTTTCTAGTTGTTATAATTGCCTTGTGATTGAATATAAGCCCCGTAGCGTGTGCCTACGTTGCGCGTGGTGTTATCTGTCACGCTATCAGTTTTAGGCTCTATATCAAGCTGAAAATAGCTCTTTTTAAGCCATAGAACAGTTAAGGCAAGCGTTAAAATGATAGCTAGGACAATAAACTGGCTAGCTGATAAATTCAATTCAGTAGCCATGATTTACTCTCCTTTTTCCTCTGCCTCGTATGCTCTTAATTCCTCTGGGTTATCACATTCGAGTAGGTAAAATGCAATTCTGTCTAGGTCGTTAGAATAAATTTCTGCCATATCAAAGACTGTTTCAAGAAACCTATCTGTTTCATGGCGTAGTAGTCCATTGTCTGCCCCTGCGTGCTTTGCGATCATAAGAGTGTTAGCATGGTGGCGTAGTGCTTGCAAACCAGACATGATATTAGTTAGGTCAGTGCCTAGGTTGTTAGTTTGTTTTACTGTAAGTGTGTTATTCTTTGTTTTTTTAGCCATTGTATTTACCTCAATCGTATTCTTTAGTTGCTATTTTTAAGAGGTAGCGCTCTAAGTAGGGGTATGCGATACCAGCAATTCATGGTATAATTGAGGTATCTAATTTCGATTGCTAAAACCCGACATAATATGGCTTGCCTGCCAGTGTGTTGCGTTTTAGTTGTGGATAGTTAAAGGCTTGTGAGTTTGGCGACTGCTAAGCCTTTTTTTGTTGCTCTTATTCCTCAACGGCTAAGAGTTCATCAATACTAACATTTAGATAGTCAGCAACTTTTCGCAAAGTGCCAATATCGGGGTGCTTGGTACGCTCGTAATAAAGTGCAGTTAGAGCACTTTTAGAAAGCCCAGTTCCTTTTGCTAAATCTGACACCTTTTGGCGTTTCTTTGCAAGTAAAACTCGTAAATTATTTTTCATTGCTTACTCCTTGTTGAATTTATTGTGCAACATTTATATTGCTAATTGTATTTTAGTGCATATAAAGTGCAAAGTCAAGTAAAAAAACATTGATATATTGCATTTTTTGTTCACTTAAATAAAAAATAGTGTTATACTGTTTTAGAAAGGTATAGTAAAAATATGAATAGATTAAAAGAATTGAGACAAAGTAAAAAGAAAACCCAGCAAGAACTAGCTGATATAGTTGGTGTCACAAAGAGAACATATATCTACTGGGAACAAGGGGAACGCCAAATAAAGAGAGAAAAAGCTATTCAATTAGCAAAGTTCTTCAATGTTAGCCTAGGGTATTTGTTAGGTTACGTTAATAGATACGAGCCTTATTATAGTGATGAAATATTTATAGGTGACGGAAAAGGGGGCTATACTTCTTTAAGTAGTGAACGTGATGAAGAACTTAGAAAACTTTTCTATAAACACGTAGAGGAAAAATTCACTGATTTTCTTAAAAGTTTTGATTTCGTTATCACCGATAATGAGATAAAAGCAGTTCTAAGCCTTATTTCAAACCTTAATATCAATAATTATGAAAGTGACGAATTCTCCCGTTTGGTAAACCCAGTAATGGAAGATAAGATAAACTTAAAATATATGGGGTATTCAAAACTCGGTGAGGGCTTTTATTCTTGGAAAGCATACGAGAATTTTAAAAAATCACTAGGCATTGATACCGACCACACTTTATAGATAATCGATATAAACCAATCTAAACCCGATATAATATGGCTTGCCTGCTGATGTTTAGAAAGGTTTATCATGGAAATTAACGAGATAAAGAAAAAAGACGGGTCAACCGTCTATCGTGCTAATGTTTATCTTGGTGTTGATGTAATCACTGGTAAGAAAGTTACAACTAAAGTAACCGCTAGGACAAAGAAAGAACTCAAGACCAAAGCCCAACAAGCACAATTTGATTTTAAAGCTAATGGATCAACACGCTTTAAGGCTAGCACTATTACAACATATAAAGAACTAGCTTTTTTGTGGTGGGATAGCTATAAGGATACTGTAAAGCCTAACACCCAAGATAATGTTTACAAGATTTTAAATAACCATATCTTGCCTTTGTTTGGCAGTTTTAAACTAGATAAGCTAACAACTCCACTAATACAGTCGATTATCAATAAGGTTGCTAATAAGACCAACAAAGGAGAAACGGGGGCTTATCTCTATTATGACAAGATACACGCGCTTAACAAGCGTATTTTACAGTATGGCGTAGTCATGCAAGCTATACCGTTTAACCCTGCGCGTGAGGTTATTCTCCCTAGAAATATCCAAAAAGCAAAGCGACAAAAGGTTAAGCACTTTAACAACGAGGAACTAAGACAATTCATTGATTACTTAGATAGCCTAGACAGTAATAGATACCGTTATTACTATGAAACCGTGCTATATAAGTTCTTACTTGCCACTGGTTGCCGTATTAACGAGGCTTTGGCTCTCTCATGGTCTGATATTGACCTTGATAATTCTGTTGTCCATATAACCAAGACTTTAAACTATAAACAAGAGGTAAACAGTCCTAAGTCAAAAGCTAGTTACCGAGATATAGACATAGATCAGCAAACCATAACCATGCTGAAAAAATACCAACGTAAGCAAACCCAAGAGGCTTGGAAACTAGGCAGGACTGAAACAGTGGTATTCTCGGACTTTATACACGAATACCCTAATAACCGTACCTTACAAACTCGATTAAGAACACACTTTAAACGCGCTGGAGTGAATAACATAGGTTTCCACGGTTTCCGACATACTCATGCTAGTTTGCTCCTTAATTCGGGTATTCCTTATAAGGAGTTGCAACACCGCCTAGGACATTCTACTCTTTCAATGACTATGGACACATACAGTCACTTATCCAAAGAGAACGCAAAAAAAGCCGTCTCATTCTATGAAATGGCTCTAAAATCTATATAAAAGTAAGCAAAAAGGTAAGCAAATTGCTGAAACAGTATTTTAAAACAAAGAAAAAGCCCATAACAACGGGCTTTTCGATACAATAATCTTAAAATTAAAGCATTTTGTTGTAGAATTCAACGACAAGTGCTTCGTTGATTTCT